TGAATGTAACAGCAGGAACAAGTTTAAAATATAAAATATCTTTTGCTAATCAAGCATCTGGTTCTAAAGAAGCTAGAATTAGAGGTGTTAGCTTACAATACTAATGGCTAGAAAAAAAGTAACTCCAAAAGAGTTTTCCGAAATTTCAGCAGGAGTTAGATTATCAAGCCACGAAAAAATATGTGCAGAAAGAATGAAAACTCTGCATGAAAGTATAAATGAATTAAAGAAGGAAGTTAAAAGTTTAAGACAAGATGTTTCAAAAGGAAAAGGTATGGTTCAAGTGCTTGTCTTTTTAGGAACAATAGTTGCAGGAATTATTGGTTTCTTTCAATACAGATAGGAATTAATAATGTTTAAAATAACCGCAATACTGTGCGTATTAGCAGTGCATGGTCAAGATTTATGTCTTACAGGAGACATACCTTTAACTAAACCAGTTGATAGTAAGCAAATGTGTTTAAACACAATACAAAACATAGCTATTTCTGTAGACGAAGAATTTAAAAACAGAGGCATTTTTTTAGAAATGCAATGTAAACAAATAGGAGAACAAATATGATAATATATGGATATTCAGTAAAAACTTGGAAAGATAAAGCAAAAATATATTGGTTAAACACAGATAAAAAATTTTTTGTGGCTTTTGTAATATGGTCAGCAATATTGTGGGCTATGTAACATGTGGTTTGCTTTACTAAAAAATCCCCTTACAAAAATAATAGCAGAAAAAACATTTGGTGCTATTTCACACAAATTACAAAAAGATAAAATTGTAAGAGAAAAAGAATTAGACGCTGTATCACAAATTTCAATAGAACAAATTAAACAACAAGAGCATTCGTGGAAAGATGAATGGTTATGTTTATTTTTCACAATTTTAATGGGACTTCATTTTGTACCATACTTTCAAGACACAATGGAACGTGGTTGGTCAATATTACAAAATGCTGACCCTATGTTTTGGTACATAATATTAACAATAGTTGGTGCATCATTTGGTGTAACTACAATGAATAAACTTAAAAAGAAATGATAGATAAAGTTTTATATAAATTTTTTGGTTTATTAGACAGATACATAACATTTTTAGATAAAACTTTTTTTCCCAGAAACAAAAAATGTAAATGTGGGGGAAAGTGTAAGTGTAAATGAAAATATCAGACAATACCGCAGTTTCTATGCCAATGAAAAACTTAATAAGTATTATTGGTGCAGTTGCAGTAGGAGTGTGGGCGTATTTTGGTGTAGTAGAAACCCTTAATAAGCACAGTACAAAATTAGAATTATTTGAAAAAGATTTAAGTCAAAATACAGAATTTAGAATTAAATATCCTAGAGGAGAATTAGGTCAATCAAGTGGGGAAGCGGAGCTTTTTATGCTTGTGGAACACATGAGTGGTTTAATTGAACAAATGGAAGAAGAATTAAAAGGTATGAGAAACAATAAAGTTAATATTGATTTCTTAAAAGAACAAGTTTCAAAACTACAAGAAGATGTAGAAAAATTAATTAGAAATGGCAATGGAACACACTGATGCCAAGACCTGTTCGTAAGTGGATTGTAAGACTACGAATGTGGTATGCGGACATTAGAGGACATCATGGCAAAAGGTGGGACTATGAACCATCAGAACATTACATGGGGAGAAATAAAGATAAATGGTTGAAGTAGTTTTTGCTCTACTTTTAATAGTAGACCACGAAATCAAGGAGCATAGAATACAAGATAGCTTATCAAAATGCTTAAAAGCTAAAAGATACGCTATGAAAGATAAAGCACCTGCTGATAGAGTGGTTTATAAATGTATTAAATCCAAAGCCAATATAGAAATCTATATGGGCGAAAAGAAAATTACCTCATTAATATTAGAATAACACAGTGGCTAAAGCACCAAAGTGGGGAGAAAATAATTATGTTAAAGACAAACCCAGAAAACGAAAAGGAAGACACTCAAAGTCTCCAAATAAGCGAAACGACAGAAAAAAATATAGAGGACAAGGTCGTTAAACCAGAATTAAGTACAATTATAAAAGAGTTACCTCAATTATTAGTAACTCATGCTTATAAAAAACTAAAATCAGGAGAAGAACTAACAGCATCAGAAATGAAAGTTTGTTTAGAAGTTTGTAAAACTTACAGCTCCGAACCTTTAGAGAAAAAAGAAGAAAACATTTTAGATACAGTACCATTTGATGATGGACAAAAGAATTAATAACTTTAAAAATTTCCTGTATTTGTGTTGGAAACATTTAACCTTACCAGACCCAACACCAGTACAATACGATATTGCTGATTATTTACAAGCTAACGATAAGAGACTTGTAATAGAAGCATTTAGAGGAGTAGGTAAATCTTGGATTACTTCAGCTTTTGTCTGTCATCAGTTGTTACTTAATCCTCAAAAAAATATTTTGGTGGTCTCTGCGTCTAAAACTAGAGCAGATGACTTTTCTACGTTTACACAAAGACTAATAAGTGAAATGCCTTTGTTACAACACTTGATACCTAGAGATAATCAAAGACATTCAAAAGTATCATTTGATGTAGCACCTGCAAAAGCCTCACATGCACCATCAGTTAAATCTATGGGTATTACAGGACAGTTAACAGGTAGTAGAGCTGATATTATTATTGCAGATGACGTAGAGAGTGCCAATAACTCACAAACGCAGTTAATGCGTGATAGACTATCAGAAACAGTCAAAGAATTTGATGCCATTATTAAACCTAATACTGGACGTATTATATTTCTAGGAACACCTCAAAATGAGATGTCTCTATACAATACATTAGAAGAAAGAGGGTTTAAAACAAAAATATGGACTGCATTAGTACCTAACAAAACTCAAAGAATAAGTTATGGACATAAACTTGCAGATATAATTCAAGGGGACGAAGGTAAACCCACAGACCCTAAAAGATTTGACGAAATAGACCTTATGGAAAGATTATCTTCGTATGGTCGTTCAGGTTTTAACTTACAGTTTATGTTAGACACAAGTTTGTCTGACCAAAACAGATACCCACTTAAATTAAATGATTTAATTGTAGCTTCAGGTTCTTCTACATGGAAAGAAGCTCCTGCCAAGATACAATGGGCTTCAGGCACACAGCAAATGAAAGATATAGACCCTGATATTCCTAATGTAGGACTTAAAGGGGATTATTGGGTAGCACCATTAATGATGTCTGAAGAATATACTAAATTTGAAGGCACAGTAATGTCTATTGACCCATCAGGGCGTGGAGAAGACAAAACAGCGTATGCGGTGCTTAAAATGCTACATGGAGTGCTTTATTTGACCTCTGTAGGTTCACTAGAGGGTGGATATAGTGAAGAAACTATGGCTAGATTATCTCATATTGCTAGAAAGCATGATGTAAACTATGTGGTCATAGAGAGTAACTTTGGTGATGGTATGGCAACCCAGTTGTTAAAACCTATTATGGCAAAGATACACCCATGTGAAATAGAAGAAGTTAGACACAATATACAAAAAGAAAAAAGAATTATAGACACACTAGAACCACTTATGAATAGTCATAGGTTAGTTGTAGATGATGTCTTAATACACGAAGACTTTAAGAACGAACCTGACCATCAGTTGTTTAGACAAATGACAAGACTGACTAGAGACAAGGGTAGTTTAAGGCATGATGATGCCATAGACGCACTTGCAATGGCGGCTAAATACTGGGTGGACAGATTAGATAGAGACCAAACCTTATCTTACAATCAACATAAAGAGGAACTCTTGGATAGGGAATTAGAAAAATTTATGGAACATTCAATAGGAAGGACACAGGTCAAAGACAGATGGATATAGAACAAACTAAAGAAGCAGTTAAGAAAGAAGAAGGTTTCCGAATGGAGACTTATCATTGTACAGAAGGTCATCTCACAGGTGGCTATGGACATAAGATGTTAGAAGGTGAAGTACCACCTAAAGACCACGCAGGGTGGTTAGTATTGTTTGAAAGAGATTTTGCTAGAGCAGTTACAGGAGCAGATGAGTTATTAATGCTTTGTCCTAATATACATCAAACTGCTAGAAACCTAGTAGTAGAAATGGTTTATCAAATGGGAGCTTTCGGTGTATCAAAATTTAAGGGTATGCTTAAAGCATTACAAGATGAAGATTACAAACAAGCGTCAGTAGAAATGTTAGACAGTAGGTGGGCTAAACAGACACCTAATAGAGCTAACAGAATGGCTGAACGAATGGCAAATATTTAGTAGAAAAATCTGTGGGGGTATTCGTACTAACTAGACGCCAAGTTTCCCCCATAACACACGCCACGCCACGCCTAGAAAATGCAAAAAGTGAGGCATTAAGCGGTTTTTTCTGTGTATAAGGATAGAATATCCTTTGTATGTGCTATGTGTGGGCGTACTTTTTTTTATTTGTGCGTGTGCTTGAGCTAGTCTGTTTTTTTGCGTGGGTGGGTGGGCGTGTGCGTTGCTCTCTTTAAGTATCACGCACAGGCACACGCAAAGCACCACAACAAGCACCACCACGAGCCACACACAGCCACGCACAG